TATGTTATCTACAACTAAAGAAATGTCAGATACAGCAGAAGGTAAAGAAACAAGAGATATGACTAGATCACAAATAGTCAAATCTACATTTAGAGTTTTAACACTCAAACTAGGCAAGGCAAATGTGCCTATGATTATGACCAATCACACTTATGATGTTATTGGTTCTATGTTCCCACAAAAAGAAATGGGTGGCGGTTCAGGTTTGAAATACGCTGCCTCATCAATCATCTATCTAGGTAAGAGAAAAGAAAAAGACGGTACCGAAGTAGTTGGTAATATCATTCATTGTAAAAATTATAAATCACGGATAACAAAAGAAAATGCTCAAATAGATGTAAGACTTACATACAAACAAGGATTAGATAAACATTATGGTTTATTAGAACTTGGTGAACAAGCAGGTGTATTTAAAAAAGTATCTACAAGATACGAAATGCCTGATGGTTCTAAAGTATTTGGTAAGTCAATCAATGAGAATCCTGAGAAGTATTATACAAAGGAAACATTAGATAAGATTGATGAATATGCCAAAAGAAAATTTACCTACGGATCAGACGAAGAATAGCAAATACGCTTTTGTACAAAGAGAAGGTGATGACTTTACTTGTATAAAGTTATTACAAGGTAAGTACAAAGGTATTATATACAAATACGGTAAAGTCGGTTTTGCAAAAGAAGAAGACGACAAAGGTAATTTACCTATGAAGTTTGATTACGACATTATATTTAATCCACACGAAGAAACCAGCATTGACAAACAAGAGTTTATAGATTATATTGGTGACATACTAGTAGAACAATTAGAAAAACAAATACAAGGTGGTAAAGTAGTATATGAATAATGAAAGAATAGAATATACAATATTAAGAAATCTTATATTCAATGAAGATTTTACTCGTAAAACTTTACCTTTTATAAATGAAATCTATTTTCCTAAAAGAGAAGAACAAATTTTATTCCAAGAGATTAATACTTTTGTATTGAAGTATAAAAATCTGCCATCAAAAGAATCAATATTAATTGAACTAGGCAATCGTAAAGATATAAACGAAGAAGAAAATAGAATAGTAAAAGAGTTAATCAACTCATTAAATCCTGAAGAAATAGATCAACAATGGTTGTTAGATACAACAGAAAAGTTTTGTAAAGATCGTGCTGTTCACAATGCAGTATTAGACGGTATAAAAATTTTAGATGGTAAAGATAAAAAGAGAACACAAGAGGCAATACCTAGTATTCTTGCAGACGCATTAGCAGTTAGTTTTGATAAACATATAGGGCACGATTATATAGAAGACGCAGACGACAGATTTAAATTTTATCATACAAAAGAGAAGAAGTATCAATTTGATTTATCTTACTTTAACAGAATTACAAAAGGCGGTGTGCCAAGTAAAACATTAAATATTGCTCTTGCAGGTACGGGTGTAGGTAAGTCTTTGTTTATGTGTCATTGTGCTAGTGCTTATTTGGCACAAGGTCTAAATGTATTGTATATTACTTTAGAAATGGCGGAAGAAAGAATTGCTGAAAGAATTGACGCAAATTTATTAGATGTATCTATGGATGACTTACATCATTTACCAAAAGATTTGTATGATTCTAAAATATTAAAAGTAAAAAACAGATCAACTGGTAAATTAATTATCAAAGAATATCCAACTGCGTCTGCTCACGCAGGTCATTTTAGAGCATTGTTTAATGAACTATCATTAAAGAAAAGTTTTAGACCAGATGTTGTCTTTATAGATTATCTTAACATATGTACTAGTGCTAGATTTAAAGGTGGTAATGTAGGATCATATTTCTTTATCAAGGCAATTGCTGAAGAATTAAGAGGTCTTGCTGTTGAGTTTAATGTACCAATCTTTAGTGCAACACAAACAACTAGAACTGGTTATGTATCAACTGATATTGGTTTAGAAGATACGGCAGAGTCTTTTGGTTTACCTGCAACTGCTGACTTTATGTTTGCTTTACAATCAAATGAGGAACTAGAACAACTAGGTCAAATGAAAGTTAAACAATTAAAGAATAGATACAACGATCCAGGTATTAATAGATCATTTATTATAGGTGTTGATAGGGCAAAAATGAAATTATATGATGTTGAAAACTCAGCACAAAACATAGTAGATAAAGGAAAGGAACCTGAACTTAAATTAGAAGACCCTTACGATAAGTTTTCAGATTTCAAAGTATAGTATGCCTAAAAAACAAAGAGTTAGATTTCATAGAGGTGATAGAAAACCTAAATCGGATAAAGAATATGATACTCTATCTTACAAAGTTAAGATGAAGAAAAAAGGTCGTAAATTTATATGGCAAGTTATAGAAAAACCTAATAACAATGCTGTTGCAGAATACTTTTTTGAAGAAGACGCACAAAAACTCGCAGACTTTCAAAACAAACATAAAGTCTGGCAAATGAACGGCGGAATACCACAATTTCTTTGGACCAAGGCTTGACACTCCCTTATAAATATGTTATAGAGAGAGAACTATGGCAGATTATTTACAAGGAGGAGCACAAACAACTATAACAGCAACTATAACGGAGCTGTTTCCAGCATTGTGGTTCAACACTAAAAACAAAAAACCTACCAACGTAAAAGAACTACAAGATTTCATTTACGATTACGACAATAAAAACAACAAAGCATACATAGACGCACAAGATAATAAAGCAGGCAAAGAAAATATCTCTCTAGCATTTTCTAGGATTAATCCTACATTATTTGATGAAAAAATGCAAAATGCTTTTGCTATTACTTGTTATCTATTTCATACTCACGCAGATAATCCTATTGATTATGTTGTATGGGGATATAGAAAAAAACCTAAAGGTGTTCCTGAAAATCATTCAGGTGATGTATTCATTATGCACAAGAATGGAGAGATTACAGGAGTTAGTTTAAAAGCAGGTAAAGAAAAATCTATGGAACCTAAATTAAACACCTATGTAGGAACAACTTTAAGACAACCTTATTATAAAGCACTTGACTCTCAAGCAGAGAATAAGTTAAAAAGAAGATTGTGGAAAGAAGTATATTCTAAAATTAAAGTACCTAAAACGGTAAATGAAAACAATTATTATATGCAAAGTAATGATAGAACAAAACCTAATCCAGATATGGTTTCAAGTTTAGTAGCATTTTTTAAAAGAGATTTTAATAAGTTTGACCAAGGTTATGGTGTAATGAATAAAGTTTGTAGAGAAGAGGTTGCTAAGATGGTAAATAAAAATGTCAAAGCAACAAAAGAATGGATTACAAAAGAATTTAGATTACAGAAAGCACAAAAAGTACCTTTAATAGTTGTTAAAGCAGTTAGAGATACATATAAAGAACTAGGTGATCCATTACCTAATTTTTTACCTAAAGTAACTAAAGTTAAAGCATACTTAAATACGTCTTCAGTACAAGAATGGTTTATAGATTTAATGAGTAATAAGAAAAAATTAACTTTAAAAATGACTATTAGATCGGATGCTGGGTTTAGACCTGAAAAACCTAAAGGTAAATTAGGTAAATTTAATATGTTAAAATTGCAGTATAATGGAGTAAAGAAATAACATAAATAGTATTATTGATTTATATGGAAAATGTGATTATATTAATGGAACAAATTGGAGAGAAATGTTTAGTTTTAAAGGTTTTATTACCACAGAAAAGAATACACACCTTGAACATTTAGAAGACGATATAATTAATCGTGGTTCAGATGGTGGACGTAATGCAATAAGTTTTTTAAAGTCAGTAAGAAATATGCTGGCAGGTTCTTCAAGCGGACGAGTTAATATGTCTGTTAAGTGGGACGGCGCACCTGCTATTATCGCAGGTAAAAATCCTGAGAACGGCAAATTTTTTGTCGGCACAAAATCAGTCTTCAACAAAACACCTAAAATCAATTACACACCTGGCGATATTGCAAGAAATCATAGTGGTCCTGTTGCCGCTAAATTACTTGTATGTTTAAGAGAATTAAAAAGACTAGGTATCAATGGTATCTATCAAGGCGATTTATTATTTACAAAAGGTGATACTAAACTTGCAGGTATAGATGGTCAAAAAATGATAACCTTTACACCTAATACTATCACATATGCAGTACCAATAAACTCTAGTTTAGGAAGAAGAATTAGCAGAGCAAGATTAGGTATTGTATTTCACACTTACTACACAGGCAAAAGTATGTCATCACTAACAGCAGGGTTTGGAACTATTAGTGGTAAGACAGGTTCAACAGCAGTTTATTTGGCAAGTGCAGGTTATACTG